CTTTAAGGACTGCTCCTATCGAGACTATCAAGGAACAATGCGATGGACTGCACAGAATCCAGAAACCAAAATCTGGGGTTACGTAGGGTACGAATACGGAAGTTGTTCTGTGTGTGACCCTACTGATGGGTGGACGGATGATGACTATAACGAAGCCCTCTCTATTATTCACGAGCAGGACGACGAGCCACAGGTGTGTAGCTGGTGAGTGATAAGCAGAATACAAACGCTCTAAAGAAGCTATATCCCGACTACAAGAAAGACCAGACAATGGTCGTTACTAGAAATTTACTCTACACTGATGAAGAAGGTAACATCTCTCTTCTGAATTGGAGTAACGTACGAGCAGAAGTAGAAGACAAGTATGGTAGGATAGTTGAGGATGTAGTTGAGCAGGATAAGGCTGAGTTGTTAGGTAAAGCTTACTTTAGGGTTATGAAACCTGGGTGGACGAAATGAAGCACTATTCTAAAGAAGAGTTTCGTAAGGTATGGACTGAAGGTTCAGAGTGGTCTTGTCATATACCAGGACACACTCCTTGTTGGTACACATCACCCCCTTCTTTTAATTGTGAACCTGGGTACAGATACTGGCTTAAAAAAGAACCATCTATTTCTGAGGTGGTTAAAGAATATGTAAAGACTTTACCTAAAAACGATGAAGTAAACAAGCCAAGCCACTACGTAGTAACCATCAAGGGCGTAGAGATTGATTGTAGAGACGTGCAGAAAGCTCTCGGTATGTATCAGCATCACTGCTTAGCTTCTGCATTCAAGTACGTATGGAGGGCCTTACACAAAGGTGCTACTGAAAAGGATATTAAGAAGGCTATCAACTTTCTTCAGGAAGAACTGAAGATAAGGGAGTCTACGTGAAGTTTACTAAAAAGCTAGCTCAAGATGGCCGACCATTCTACAAGTTCGATTTCCGTGGTAGACGAGTAGTGAGGCCAGGAGACATTCATTTACCTAATCAGGACAGTCATGCCCTCAAGTCTGCAACCATTGATTCCGTATCTAAAAACGATAATCCCATCCTCTTTCTTGGAGGGGACACCGGAGACATGGAAGGCCTTAGCAGATTTCCTAAGGACCCTGACAAAATTGTCAAAAAGAACAGTATAAAGAAAGAGCGCGAAAGTTGGGAACGTTGGTTAGAGAAGTGGTTAAATGTATATGATGAAGTTGTTGTGGCCCCTGGTAATCACGAACGTCGCGCCCACGCTATGGTCTACACTAATCCTGCTTTCGTTGGTATGGGATGGTGGTGGCCATATGGTGATTTATTTAGAGACCAGCGGATTACTGTTCTGGATGTAGGTTATAGAGCTGAGTTTGATTTTGGAACTTATCCACGAATTTACGATGAGCATGGCGATGAATTACGGGGGGCCAGTAGTAAATGTCCAGCAGCTGGAGTTGCTGAGTCAAATCCTGGGGAACACATCATTGTCTTTGGACACACTCATCGTGCTGCTAGAGTTACGCACACGCGGTTCAGTGGTGGAAAGAAGGTTCAGTGTACGGCTATTAACGTAGGTCATCTTTCCGATACCAAGAAGAATGGTTACGCATCTGACCCCAACTGGCAGTTCGGTTGTCTCTATTTAGACGAAGATGATATTGACCTGAAAGTATGGTGACTAATGACTATCTGTAACAAAGGACAACAAGTCCGATGAAGTTCCAATCACGTAAGTTTTCCTGTGGGTCAACAGCCCTAGGAAACGCTCTGGAGGTATATGGTATATTTAAATCCGAAGAATATCTATCAGAGGTCTGCAAAACGAATATCAATGGGACTAGTTCTGCTGGTCTTCGTGCTGGGATTCAGGCCGTTGGATGCAGTGCCATAGATATCAAATTGAGAGATGCCAGTGAAGCTAGGAAGAAGCTGGAAGAGTGTCTTGTACTAGGACACCCGGTCATCCTGTGTGTTGACGATTGGTCTCATTGGGTGGCTCTTGTGGGACACATTAACTCTAAAGCAATTATTGCAGATAGTGCAAGCGTCCACTTAGTCGAGTACTTTAAGTGGCCTGACTTAATGACTAGGTGGAAGCACTACGGTTCACGCTATCACGGAGTTATTGTAGAACCTCCAGTAGTTACTCTGTCAGATATGTACAAGGAACCATATGACTTACCTCCTAGTGTATAAAGACCCCGACAACGGTTCAGTTCGTGGTCTGCCAGTTCCTCTTCCTGACGTTCCCCCTCACAAAGTAAAGGCAACAATATTAGAATGGAAGGCTATCTACAAGTATAAGCTCCCCCAGGAAAAAGAGGGAGAACCTATCCATTACATGTTGTTGATGGACCCACGTGAAATTGGTTGACAGTGAGAGTGGATACCAGGCTATTATAGATTACGTTTACGGTCTTCCTCCAGAAGAGAGGATAATGGGACTTGATAGCGAATATGAAGGTGTAGTCCACAACGCTAAGGAGATTGATGATGACTGCTACTGGAAAACATCAGTCGTACGAAATGGTGAAATCGTTGTATTTAGCGTGGGTTTCCTTTCGGGAGACTTGCACCCGAGAGGATATGAAAAAGCAAAGGGAGCAGTACTGCACCGTAGAGCGTTGGAATACTCTCCATTCCGTAGACTTCTGGAAGACCCTGGAGTCCTCAAACCTTCTCATAACAGCAACGTGGAGTGTCACGCCTTCTACAATAAAGGCATCGACCTTCTCGGAATAATTAATACGTTATCCTTAGCAAGATGGATGCTCCCCGGTGAACTAGCCTATAACTTAGATTCACTCAGCACGAAGTACTTAGGCGAAGGAAAGACCGAATCCTTCGATGACCTAATGTACATACCGAACATGATTGTGGTTGCCAAAGAGAAGAAGGTGAAGGTATGTGACTGTGGTGTTGTTGGGTGTAGAAAGCGGAAGGGTCATGTAAAGACCGAAGTTATAGAAATAGAGGAAGTAGATAAGCAGGCCGGATGGATTAGGTTAAATCAGTTCGATATTGCTGATAACCCCTCTCATTCTCTTCATCAAAGGTACCTTGCGTACGCCCGAAGGGATGCCACTCTTGCTGTAAGCCTGTATGATTTCCTGCTGAGAATCAACACTAAAACGGAGGTACCGTGGTATGCACATTCCGAATAAAAGATATATCTACATATTAGATGGAGCTGTGGATATGTGGGACGATAGTTTTGAACTTCTTAAGGCTCGTATTGGAGAGAGTGGATTTATTTATGAATTAAAGTATAAAGTAGATGTACCTGCTCCAGTTCCCACAGTCACAGAAATACGACATCCTCAGCCGGAGTTTAATGATGACGACATCCCCTTCTGAGTTACTTTCTGAAAAAGAGAAGCAGATTCACGAGTTAATTCGTGAGTGCGAAACACTGTGCAGAGAGAATGATTTACAGTTCAGTCTACATCCCTCGCATGGTATGGGTGGATACTACGGTAAAAGACCACAAAAGAAGGGCTACTATGATGACTACGGATTCAACGGAGACCACGGTGATTGGGGTTGGTATCCATCATCTAAAGATCAGTGTTAATGAGACTTCGTGATGCCTGTGAGCCTAGAAACGAAATGTTACTGCGAACGGCCTACTTCAAACCAGAGCGAGGATGTAGTCAACCAGAAGTTGACAGAGCTTATGTCTTGCTTGAAAGAGCAGGATTCGCTCTCGACGTACCTTACCTTAATAGACAAGCTGATAGAGCAACTGAAGATGAGGCACAAAGTCTCAAAACCCTGGCTGGATTCTCAGTTGCACCAAATGACATAAACTGGGCGTCAGCTGCACAACTAACTAAGCTCATCCACGAGGACTTAGGACTAGAACCGTCCCCAATCTGGAAGAAAGGAGAAGTACGTGACGGAGAGATTAAAATGGACGGTGTTGCTCTGGAGTATCTTGCTGCTACTAATCCTGAGTATAGTTTGTTACTTCGCGAGATTATCAACCTCCGCAGAATCCGAGGATGTCTTAAATATTTACGAAAATTACCACTATATGTAAATCCAAAGACTGGTCTTGTACATCCGGTGTATGGCACCCCATCTGACGATGATGATAGGTCTGGTGCAGCAACCGGACGAAGTGTAATGAAGAATCCGGAAGGGCAACAGATGCCCAACTCGGAAGAAAAGGACCCTTATGCTATCCGTAAAGCGTTTATTGCCCCACCAGGACAGGTGCTCGTCGTGCGGGATTACCAAGCGATGGAAGCTGTGTTACTACATTGTCTTTGCCTTGCTCTGTTTAACGATGATAGCCTTAGTGACTCCAATACTTCTACCTTTCACAGTGTTAATGCTCGTCTTGTATTTGGTCATTATCTTAAGTGGAAACATCCAGTATCAGGACGACAACTCGACGAATACGAGTTGGACGACTTCAAGTCAGACCCTTATCTCATTGACAGAAGACGAGACGCCAAAACAGTATTCTATGGTCTGCAATTTTGTAAAGGGGCCAGAGGATTCGGATACACCCTGTTGGACAGTAATGGTCGTCCCATCGGAGAAGCAGCCGGTCAACAAATAGTAGATGCATTCCACAAAGCCAGACCAGGATTAAAGAAATGGCAGGATTATGTTTGGAATTATCTTTGGGAGTCCACTAGAAAGAAAGACTTCTTACCAGGCATCGGTACGTTCAGTGGGCGGTGGAGAAATGTTAGTCACTTGGTGGAAAAGGCCGTTCTCACCAGAAGACCAGACTGGCAATTTCGGAAAGCGTGGAGACAGCTTTGTAACCACCCGGAGCAAGGTGGAGGAGCGGACATCAAGACTACAGCTCTGGTCCACTTACAGCGAAACCTTGGAAAAGGCTGTATAGTACAGAACGATATTCACGATGAACTTATTGTGAGGTGTCCTGAGAACCTTGCAGAAGACGTAGATGCAATAATGAAAGAGTGTATGGAGGAAACCTATGAGTTACCCTGTGGAGTTAAACTCCAAACCGGAGGCGGAAGTGGTGTCAACTGGTACGATGCGAAATGAAGAAAAGAAGGAAGAACCTTTACCAGAAGGGTATGAAGAAATTGCCCCTGGAATTGTACGCAGAGTTGGCTCTACT